CGGTAGTTCTGCCGGCAGCGGGTTGGCAAGTGCAGTTGGCAGTTCGCAGGCTGTCGCCCAAGGTATTGCCGCTGGCATTGGCAATCTTCAAGCTACCAGCGGTGTATTTTTAGTAGGCAATGCCGCCGGCATCGGCGCAGCAAACGCCGTTGGCGTTTCGGTAGCTAGAAGTAATGGTCTGGCTGCAGGACTTGGCAGTGCCAATGCCACGGCGACGGTCACCGTATCGGCCAAGGGTCTTGCGTCAGGATTAGGTTCGGCCAGCACGGCCGGTGGTACCGTCTTCACTGGCGTTGGCAACAGCGCTGGCATCGGTCACGTTACAGCCGTTTCGCTGGCTTATGCGACTGGCATCTCGTCATCGGTCAGCAACGTCGTCGGTATCGGGAAGGCACTTTTTACTGCCACAGGTCAATCAAGCGGAATTGGAACGGCGACTGCGGTTGGTTTCTTTACTGTTCCGTTTGATTTGATCAAAACTTACAAGCTCACAGGTCAAGCTCAATCGCCAACAGAATCAGTTGGACAAAAGACTAAGATTCAACTTACTGGACAAAGTATGACTAATCCAGATTGGGATGCTCAGTTATGACGACAAAACATCCTTTGATCGAATTTGTAGCTGGTGACGATTGGGAAATTCAGGCTACGCTATTGGACGAAAATGGTAATGCTTATAACTTGACCGGAGCACATACCATTAAATGGAGATTGGTTGCGAACAGCAACGGCCTTGCAGTGATCGGCGACGAAGCTGTGATCACAACCATCAATGCAATAAATGGAATTGTTTCCGTGATGATTCCTTCATCTGTCACCGCTTCGGTTGCCGGTGGTCGCTACACAGATTTTTTAAGATTAATCATGTCAGGCGAGACCGGCACGCTTTTGACAGGACAAGTCAACGTAATCTCAAACGCCTGGGCATTCGCCGAACAACAAACACTACTTGAGAGACAAAAATTGAAGTTGGTTGAGAGTGGAGGATGATCAAATGCCGTGCTTCACGCTTGGATTTCTCGAGCAGCTGATCGTTTGGCTGATCGTCATTGGCGCCATCGTGGCTTGCATCAAGTTGCTGGTGCCGTGGGTGACCAGCATTACCGGTTTCCCGGTGGTGGGCCAGATCATCATGATCATCCTTTGGGCAATTGTCGCTATCCTGGTAGTGTACATGATCTTCGGTTTGTTGGGATGTCTCGTGGGGTCCGGGCCTCCCTTTCACCCCATTCGATAGGAATCGTCAAAGCCAGGTTGATAGTCTGCCACCCTATCCGCCAGGCCCGCCTCCAATCTGCAAGGGTTGTTGACATGGACGTAGTCATTTCATCCGGCCACGGTCTTCAGGTTCGCGGAGCCAGCGGCTATATCGACGAGGTCGACGAGGCCAGGAAGGTAACGGAGGCTGTTGCCGATCTTTTGCTCAAGCACGGGATCGGCGTGGTGACCTTTCACGATGATATCTCCACTGACCAGAGTGAAAATCTCGAGGCCATCGTTGACTTCCACAATTCTCAGGACAGAGAGCTAGACGTCTCTGTGCACTTCAATGCTTACACCGACACTGATAAGCCCATGGGCACAGAGGTATTGTATGTGACTGCGGCTGATCAGGCTTGTCGGGTGGTCAATGCGATGGCCAAGGCCGGGTTCGTCAACAGAGGCGCGAAGTATCGTGAGGATTTGTACTTCTTGAACAATACTGAAGAGGCAGCCATCTTGATCGAGGTCTGTTTCGTGGACAGCTCCGCTGACGTCGCGATCTACGCTCAGCGATTTAGGGCCACGTGCAGGTTGATCGCCGCCTCATTGGCTTCTCTGCTGACTTCTCGCACGCTAATCCTTGAGCATGGCTTTCCGGCGAATCAGCGGGATATCACAGCCAGCGTATTTGGAGGCGAGAGCGACTACAACGTCAGCGCGTACGACGAGACCAAGGTTCTGAACGATACCGATCTGTACATCGCGTTGCCGGATCGGTTCGATGGTCAGAGACCTTTGGTGGTGGTGTACAACCGAACAGCTGGAGTTAGCAGCACGGCTTCCATCGAGGACGTGGGACCGTGGAACATCGACGATCCATATTGGATCACCGGAGATCGTCCTCAAGCTGAGAGCGGCACGGACGAGACCGGCCGGACCACCAACGGTGCAGGCATCGATCTGTCTCCGGCTTTGGCCGAGAAGCTGAGCATCGAAGGCATGGGCAAGATCGATTGGGAGTTTGTCGAGAGGAGTTGAGAATGAATACGCAATTTGGGTCAAGCGCGATGGTGGAAGTAAAGCCGTTCAAGCAGGATCCGCTTCCGCTTCCGCCCGGCAATCTGTTCACGCGGCTGCTTACGGTCAAGACCCTGGCTACGCTGAAGCGTTGCAGAGAGTTGGACGTGGCACAGGTAATGTGGCCCAACGACAAGACGCTTCAGGCGGTGATCCTGATCAAAGCTGCTTCAGCTCCGGCGATTACATCGGTTGCAGGCTGGGCAGCGGAGCTGGCACAGAAGGTGGTGGCAGATGCTGTCGAGGCTCTGTCCGCGGCTACCAGTGCCATTGAGATTATGCAGGCTGGTCTTGTCGTAAGTTGGGATGGTCATGGGGCAATAAGCGTTCCGTCTTTGGTGGCCAGCGCGAGCAGCGGTGGGTTCGTCCAAGAGGGCTCGCCCATTCCGGTCAGGCAGTTTGTTACATCTGCCACTCAGATCAATCCATACAAGGCCGCGTCGATCAGCGTTTTGAGTAGAGAGATGATGGAGAGTTCGAACGCGGAGGCGCTCATTTCTGACGCCTTGGTCAAGTCAGCCGCCATGGCCATCGACGCTCAATTTTTTGGAAGTGGTGCTGTCAGCGCTGCCGCTCCAGCTGGGATCAGGAATGGTATTTCTACATCGACGGCATCTGTCAATACAGATCCATTTGGAGCTGCCTTTGAGGATGTGGCTACACTGCTTAACGCAGTTGCTCCAGTGGGTGGCAGAGGGCCGTTCTATCTTATTTCATCGGTAGGAAGATACGCAACGTTGAAACAACGGTTTGTGACCGAGGATCCAAATATCGTAGCAGCACCGTCCTCTGCCGTGGGAGCCGATCTGATAGCGGTAGCCGCACAGGCGATAGCCGCTGCCATCAGCGTCGATCCGGAAATCGAGACGACAAATGCTGGCACGCTGGTGATGGATACTGCTCCGGGTCCGGCTGGCGTCGCTGGTCCAGAGCGAAGCGTGTGGCAGACTGATGCCATTGCCATCAAGGTCAGATGGCCAGTTTCGTGGGTATTAAGAGATGTTAGAGGAGTGGCTTGGCTTACGCCTGCTTGGAAGTAAAGTGTCATGTCAGAACCTCACCTGAGTCCGTTTGTAGATGATATTCCGGACCTTGATCCGGTAATAGCCTATGAAGAAACGGTCTATGGCTGGCGAGGCTTGACCGCTCACGGAGAGGTTCTCGAGGTCAAGACCAACGGACATTTTACTGGCGTGCCAAGTTCGATCATGGTGGCTGCTAACGGAATGCCGATTGGCAGAAGAAGCGTGAGCAATCAGCCAGGAATAGACATCGACGGGTATTTGCTTCATTTCAATAGAGTAGTTGACCTGTACAAGTCCAACAAAGTTTCAGAGGCGTTGGAAGAAAGCAATCAGACCTTGAATTCAGCTGATACCTTGAGAGCCAGATTCAACAGGAGCATGATTCTGCTAGCGATGGGCAGATGGAAAGATGGATTGAGCGAGTATTGGGAAGCCGAACAGCATGATCCGTTCATGAGGCCTCAGGTCAAGCAGGCTATTGCCGCTGGCTTAAAGCCGTGGAAGGGTGAGACCTTGGATGTCAGCAAGAGATTGCTTTTGCTTCACGCTCATGGGTTTGGCGACTCTATCATGTGTCTGCGTTATGCCAGAGGAATAAAAAATACCATAATGGTGATGCCTGCTGAACTCATAAAGCTTGCCGGACAGGTGGGTCACGTAACTACCAATTTGATCGACGCAGATTTCTTTTGTCCCATGCTTCATTTGCTTTACATGCTTGATGTTGAGCCAGAGCGAGTCAACGGAGAGAAATATCTGGATCACAGCAATGATCTTCAGTTAATCAACAAATGGCATTTGAAACTGTCGGGAAAGCGAAAAAAGATCGGACTCGCCTGGTCCATTGGCAAACCTAGCAAGGGTGATTATCCGAGGGAGATCGACCTTGGGTTACTCGTGGAATTATTGAATACGGACGCTGAGCTTCACAGCGTTCAGAGCCAGGATTTCGAGAAAGCTGAAAAGCTTGGCGTAATTCCCCATGAGTTTGAAGATTTCTCAGATTGCGCGGCTATGATGCGTAGCATGGATGAGATTATCAGTGTGGACACTGCCGCTTTGCATTTGGCTGGAGCTATTGGTCATAAGAAGGTATACGGGCTTTTATCTCACTGGGCAAGCTGGAGGTGGGTGGCCAACTGGTACGACAATGTCAAATTGCTCAGGCAGATTTCCGAGAACGACTGGGCCAGTGCATTGGAACAAAGATGAGAGAACAAGCTATATGGCCGTTGATGGTAAGGGGACAATTTTCCAAATATCTTGGAGCCACAGAGTGTTCGATCTTGATCGATTTGGTTAGTAGCGTTCAACCGAAAGTGATGATAGAATTTGGATGTAATCTTGGGATAACAGCCAAGCGGGTTCTTGAGAATGTGCCGACGTTGGAGAAGTATATTGGTATAGATGTTGAACCAGAACACAAAACTACGCTGGAATGTCAGCGAGAGGAGGTTCCAAGTTTTGCTGGATGTTATGCAGATGATTCTCGTTTTCATCTTTTGATCAGTCAATCACAGCATCTTACCGTAGAGGATTTGGAATCGTGTGACGCCGTGTTTATAGATGGTGACCACAGCGTTTTTGCTGTAACTCACGAAAGTTTTCTCGCTAGCAAATTGGTTAGGCCAGGTGGTATCATAATCTGGCATGATTTTCAAAATCCGGCCGTAGAAGTTACTGGAGTGTTGAGAAGGCTGGAAGAACAAGGTTGGCCGATCGTTGGCGTAAAGAATTCTTGGTTGGCTTATATGAGGAAGTGATGTCAACAACATTAAATTACAACTATGCATCGTCTGGCGGTCAGCCGGGATCGGGTCAGGCGTATCAGGCTGCTAGTGCAGCGAACTTGCTTTCGCTCAGTAATATTGACAACGATGGTGGTGACAATACCGTATTCTTGGGCGCTGTCGCGGTCAACGACACAATTGAGGCCAACGGTGTGACGTGGATAGTCGAGAATGTTTTGATCAAGGGCAGCAACGTTCAGTACACGGTCAGTCCGGCGGCGCAAGCACCGCCGTTTGGCGTAACTGCATTTACGTTTGCTCAACTTGGTGTTTCAGTCGGCTATGAAGCTATCATTCAAGCCGGTGAATCGTTGTCAAATGCGGTTGACGTCAAGGGTGTTGGAATTGTCATGATCATGGCGCCGTTGAACTGGACGGCAGCTAATATCAGTTTTCGAGTTTCCGACGACAATGTCACGTTTTTCGATCTGATGGATATTCATGTTCAGGAAGTTCAGCGCATGATCAAGCCAGGTTGCGCCATTATGATTGATCCTGTCTATACGCAATCCATCAACTACGTAAAAATAAGGTCTGGGTCGCGTGATGGTAATGTCGTTCAACAGACTGACTCCGTCCTCACGCTTATTGCTGGCTGATAGGAGATTTAACATGCCTATGAAACCGCACAAGGATGAGAGTCAGAGCGACTTCATGGCCAGATGCGTGCCGGAGATGATCGGAACAGGGTCTGACAAGAGGCCTCAGGAACAGGCCGTCGCCATTTGCTATGATATTTGGCGGAACAAAGACAAGCAGATGCCAGATCCAGGCGACTATGAAGATGACGAAGAGGATGAATTCATGTCCGATTGCGTTGATGAAATTGGCAATGAAGATGTTTGTCAATTGCTCTGGGAAGATCGATCTGTCGCTGCTGCAGGGATCAAGCACAAGACCCACGATGGCAAAGTCAATGGTATGGACTTCGTATTATCTGACGAGACGCCAGATCGCATGGATGACATCATCATGAGTGATGGGTGGGATTTCAAGCATTTCAAGAAAAATCCTATCGCTTTGTTTGGGCATCGCTCCGACTTTCCGATCGGAAAGTGGAACAATATTCGCGTGGAAAATAAGAGCCTGATGGCCAATCTTGAGATGGCTCCAGAAGGCACGAGCGAAAGAATTGACGAAATCAGGAGACTGGTTGACGCTGGTATTTTGAAGGCTGTCTCTGTTGGTTTCAAACCGACGGAGAGCAAGGCGAGAGAGGGCACCGATTGGGGCTCGATCTACACGAAATGCGAGCTAGTGGAGTGCAGCGTAGTCGCTGTTCCGGCAAATCCGAACGCGCTGGCTGTAGTTAAGAGTTTGAAAATTTCCCCAGAGACTATCGACATGATCTTCGCCGGGCAAGGCAAAAGAGATGATGTCAGGCGTCGAGGGTTTCGCGGCGGGCACGCCAAAAGTAATCTTAATGGAAAGGGCAGACCTATGTCTAGCCTAGCTCAAAGAATCATGGATCTGGAGGCTGCGATAACCTCCAAGCGTGAATCGCTCGAGGCTCATCTCGAGAAGATGGATGACAGCAATGTGAGCAATACCGATCTTGAGACAACCACGAGGTTGAACGCTGACATTGATCAGATGGAAAAGACCAGAGAGAGTTATATCAACAGCGAAAAACTGTTGGCCAGGAGTACTGGACCCGAGGGTTCTCGCGCTCTTAGCACTACGGTGGTCCATCGCCAGGAGACGACACCGTCATCTCCGGCTGTAATCTCGACGCGGAGAAAGGACAGCGTTGACGTACTTGATTTGTTCGTCAAGGCGGCGACTTTGTGTTATTTCCAAAAGGCTGATGGAAGCACTTTGGAGGCAGCGAGATCAAAAATCGCTATTCGCCATCCGGAATATCTCGACGAGGCCACCAAGATCGTGGCCGACATCGTGCTTCGTGCGGCGTCGGCTCCGGCTTTGACTACTGTTGCAGGTTGGGCTCAGGAACTTGCACAGACCACCTACGCGGCTTTGATGCCTCTGCTCATGCCTCAGGCCATTCTTACTCGTTTGGCGCCGAAAGGACTTTCGTTGAGTTTCGGGGCTGCTGGCAGGATCGTCATTCCTACTCGCAATCGAACGCCAACTCTTGCTGGATCGTTTGTTGGTGAAGGTTTGGCCATCCCAGTCAGGCAGGGAGCGTTCTCCAGTCAGACGCTTACTCCAAAGAAGCTGGCCGTGATCACCACCTGGACCCGGGAAATGGGTGATCATTCCATCCCGGCGATCGAGGGGTTGCTCAGGGAAGCCATCCAGCAGGACACCAGCGTGGCGGTTGATACTGTACTTATCGATGCCAATCCTGCCACTGTGATCAGGCCAGCTGGGCTGATTAACGGTGTGTCGGTGACGACTGCTACCGCTGGCGGTGGTATTGCCGCTCTGGTAGGTGACGTTGTAGCGCTGATCAATGCGATTAGCACAGCCACCTTCGGCAACGTGCGTAATCTGGTTTGGCTGGTCAACCAGACGGACATGCTTAGAGCATCTCTGTTGTCGGCTGCAAATACCGGCATCTTCCCGTTCCGCGATGAAATTCGCGGCGGTACTTTGGCAACTATCCCGTTCATCGCCTCTGCTACAATTACGGCAAAGACGATGATCCTGGTGGACGCCGCTGATTTCGTGGTCATCGGCGGTGACGCTCCCAGGATGGAGATGTCTGATCAGGCGACGCTTCACATGGAAGATACGACTCCATTGGAATTGGTCGCTTCTCCGAGCACTGTGGCAGCTCCTCAGCGCTCGCTATTCCAGACTGATTCGCTAGCGCTAAGAATGGTTCTTCCTTTGAATTGGGTACAACGCCGGGCCGGCACCGTCGCTTGGACTCAAAGCGTCACTTGGTAGCTCCCGCAAGGGAGTGGTGGACCGTGGAAAGGTTGGTCTCTAACCTGTCTGCCCCTCACTGAGCACGGGCGGTGATTAAAATTTCCCGTGCGCAACTTAAAGAGAGGAAAGTCATGACGAAGTACGCAGATGATCCGTCAACCGAGAATGCCAAGAAGGCGCTTGAGGCTGATCGTAAAATTTCCGACAAGTCCAAAGCAGAGTTTGCCGATCGTTCCAAGGGCAAGCCTACTCCGACTCAAGAGGAAAATGACATGGCAGCTCATGGCGCTCACATTCTTGAGCATGAGGCTGATGGAAGTGATCCTGATCCTCACAATAAGAGTATGGAGGCTGCTTCGCCTTCGGCTCCAAAACAGTATCAAACCAAATCAGCAAAACACGAGTAAGCTTGAATGCGCTCGTTGATCGCTAATACGCTAAGGTCTGTTCTTAAGGCAGTCGAAGGCAACTTTCGTCCCGGGCCATATTATTTGCCCGTTACCGGAGGTTGGTTGCCTGATGGTGCGGCGATCAATTGGTGGCAAGAGGGCTATAATCCTCTGTATGCTTCCACGTGTTCGGCCATGGTGGAAGCTTGTGTGTCTGCGTATGCGCAGACGGTTGCCATGTGTCCGGGGGATCACTGGCGACTGAATTCCAAGGGCGGGCGAGACAGAGTGAAGAACTCTGCTCTCGCTCGTATCTTGAGACATCCAAATGCTTATCAGTCCATCAGTGATTTTATGTTGAATACAGTGCGCTCACTTTATCTGACTGGTAATGCCTATGCGCTGGCTCTTCGCAATGATCGTTATGAAATTTCAGAACTTCACATTATGAATCCGGAAATATCCTATCCTCGTCTCGCGATCAATGGAGAGATATTCTATTGGCTCGGTGGCAACGATGTCATGGCCAAGGTGATGAACGAAGAGTATTTGGTCGTGCCCATGCGAGACGTGCTTCATATCAGGCTTCACGTGGAAAAACGGCGGTATCCGGTTCCGCTTGTGGGAGAGAGCCCGATCGTTTCGGCTTACGGCGACATCGGAGTATCGGAAGCCATAGGTCGTCAGCAGACCAAGTTCTACATGAACGAGGCTAGGCCGTCAGCGGTCATATCGACTGATCTGGTTCTGGATAAGGATCAAGTTCAGGCTCTGAGAGATCGTTGGAACGAGCAATCCAAGGGATTATCTCAGGGTGGCACTCCGATCTTGACCGCTGGTCTGAAAGTCCAACCTTGGGCATTCGGTGGCAAGGATGCTGGTACCGCCGAAATGCTTAAGCTTTCGAATGAGCATATCGCGTTGGCGTTCAGGATACCACTTCAAATTCTTGGCCTGGGTGGAACAACGTATTCTTCGACAGAGCTGTTGATGCAGAGCTGGATCGCCATGGGTCTGGGCTTTTGCCTAAATCACGTGGAGGAGGCGCTCGGAGTTTTGTTTCAGTTAAAAGGACAGCCGGATGAATATGTTGAATTTGACACGGCTGCGTTGCTCAGGTCTGCATTCAAGGATCGAATTGAGGGTTTAGCCAGGGGCGTCCAGGGTGGTATTTATGCACCCAACGAGGCTAGAAATTTGGAGGGTCTTGAGTCAGTACCGTTTGGAGATGAGCCGAGAGTTCAGCAACAAGTTGTTCCATTGAGTGCCGCCGAGGGAATACCGTCAGCGCCACCAGCTCATCCGGCTCCAGGACCAGCGCTAGCACCTCCGTCAGCCAAGCCAGAAAAACCTCCGCCCGAGAAAGGCAGTCAAGATGACATCCAACGGGAAGTCAGAAACCTTCTTAGGCTCACCGAGTCCATCGGACAGCGGCGCAGAAATCTTACTTGATGCGTGGCGGGTAGCTTTAGCTGAGACGTTGGATAGACAGCAGTTGGAATGGGAGCGCCATTGTAAGTTGATGGAAGCTCAATCGAGTGCGATCATTTCCAGGCTGGAGGCTCAGGTTGCTACATTGAATGAGCGAATCAATTTCAGATTGGCAGAGCTTAAGGATGGAAAGGATGGTGAGCCAGGTCCGGTTGGTCCTCCCGGAGCAACAGGTTCAGCCGGTCCTCAGGGTGATCCAGGTGAAAAGGGTGAACGAGGTGAATCAGGTCTTCAGGGCATGAGTGGCGTTCAAGGTGAAAGAGGCGAACCTGGAGAGCGAGGATTAGATGGCACAAACGGCGATCAAGGTGAGTCAGGTGAAAAGGGTGAGCCAGGGCCTAGTGGGCCAGTTGGCGATCGTGGTCCCGAGGGGTCCGTGGGGGAGCGGGGAGAGAAGGGTGATCCTGGTCTCCAGGGTGAACGTGGTGAGCGAGGCGAAACGGGTATTGGAGGAAAGAATGGCGAAAAGGGTGAAAAAGGCGAAAAAGGTGATCGCGGCGAACAAGGTGAAAGAGGTGAAAAGGGCGAACAAGGTCTCGTCGGCAAAGATGGTGAGCCGGGGAAGGATGGGTCTCAGGGGGTCTTAAAGGAGGCTGTTCCATATGTGGAAGGTAATGTTCATTATCGCAGTGATCTGGTCATCCACAACGGCAGCACTTATCAGGCCAGATGTGATACTGGTCGCGCTCCTCCTCACGGGGACTGGATCTGCATCTCATCAGCTGGTCGCAATGCTCAGATGATAGTTGTGTGTGGGACATACCGTGAGGATTGGCACTACGATCAATTGAACATTGTGGCGCTCAATGGCTCTAGCTTCATCGCCAAATGCAGTGATCCAGGACCGTGTCCTGGCGACAATTGGCAGTTGATAGCCTCCCACGGAAAGCCTGGCAAGCCGGGTTTGAAGGGTGACTGTGGTGATCGAGGATTGCCTGGC